CATAACTGGTCGGAATCTGACTTTGAGCATCAACTCTGTGTCATACGCTGACCAAGCATCAACCGTCACACTTGAAATGGAAAACAACCAGCAAGTGCTTGAGGTTCTATCAGGTCGCGCCTACAAAACCGTAGATAAGACCGCCACACTAAATGTGGAACTATACCTAGATGACACATCCAGCGCTGGCATTATTTCAGCTCTATGGGATGCAGCATCAACCGCGCCAGATACATCACTAACATTTAGTTTTGATGTAAACGGTGACACATTCGCTGGCAAAGTATTCCCAGTATTTCCAACCGTTGGTGGCGCTGCTACTGACGTACTAACCACCTCGCTATCTTTTGTAGTCGAGGATGGCGCAGTAACCCGAACATAATCGAGAGAACAGGGCAACCATTATGCAATACAACATAACTACAAAACAGGGCAATAACTACATAGTGAGCGACGAGTCAACATGGCTTTGGATCGAGATCGAAAGGGATCTTGGATACACAGTCACCCAAGCAGCTGAAAAGATGAGCGAGGGATCATTAGATGTGATCACTTGCATGCTTTACAAAGCAGCAAAGGCCGCAGGCCATACAAAGTTGCCAAACCAGCAAGCATGGGTTGTCAATGAGTTTGACGGCTTTGAGGTGGTTGAGGAAAGCCCAAAAGAGAACTAAGGGATTTATTGGTAAGGATCGCAGTATCCACCGGGATCCCAATGTCAGATCTTTTGGACTGGTCGCTCGCAGACATACAGACAGCAATCACGCTGATAAGAGAAAGGAATGGACATGGCTGAAACTAGAAGCAGTATTACAGTCCGCCCAGATCTTTCTGATTATCGTGGTTTGCTTAAAGCGCTTAATCAAATGGATAAAGAAGCGCAGTTTGAATTAAAGAATGACGTTTATTCCATTAGTGCTTGGACTGCACAAGGCATTCAACAAGCAGGTTTTGCTCATCCTTTCTACCCAAAACAAGCTGCCATTGTTGCTCAAACTGTAAGACCTGCTAGAGACCGTGTACCAACTGTGTACATAGGTGGCTCAAAAGGCCGAGTTTCTGGTGGTGCTAATGCTGGGCAGTTGTTATTTGGTAATGAATTTGGTGGAGACCGCAACGCCTTTGGCAACCGTAATGCCTTTGCTAATGGTGGCTTTAGATTCCCACCGCGCACATCCCGAGAGGGTCGGGGCAACAAGGGTTACTGGATCTTTTCAACACTTAAAGGCATGCAACCTGAAATTAAAAAGCGCTGGTTTTCAGCGTGTAATAAAGTCATGGACAATTGGGCGAGGTACAGCTAATGGCAGATACAAGGACACTAAAACTTTCATTACTTGCTGATGTTCAAAAGTTCCTAGATGGTATGGACAAGGCTGATAACAGCACTAAGTCTTTTTCCAGCAAGGTTGGCAAGTATTCCAAAGCAATGGCCAAGTCATTTGCTATCGCAGGCGCAGCTGCTGGCGCTTACGCAATCAAACTTGGTATTGATGGTGTACAGGCAGCAATTGAGGATGAGCAGTCCCAAGTCAAGTTGGCGCAAGCACTTAGAAATACAACGAATGCAACCGATCCACTTATTGACGCAACTGAACGATACATTACTAAGCAACAGTTAGCCTTTGGCATAGCCGACACCAAGTTGCGCCCGGCACTGGCTAACCTTGCCCGAGCCACTGGTGATGTTGGAAAGGCACAGGAACTAACTAACCTTGCCTTGGACATCAGTGTTGCAACTGGCAAAGATCTTGAAACTGTATCCTTAACTCTTGGCAAGGCTTACAACGGCAACATTGGTGCTTTAACTAGATTAGGTATTCCTCTTGATGATGCCATTAAGAAGTCTGGAGATTTTAACCTAGTCCAAGGCGAATTGGCTAGATTATTTGGTGGCGCAGCTCAAGCCAATACCAAAACCTACGCAGGTCAGTTGGCTATTGTCACAGAGCGTTTTGGTGAACTCAAAGAGTCAATTGGTGTTGCAATCCTGCCAACACTTAAAAACTTACTTGAACAAGTAAACCTAGTTGCTAAGGGATTTAGTGGCGAGGATGAAAGTAGTGGCCTATCAAACAAGGTCAAGATGCTTTCAAATGACTTAGGCGGTAAATCAGGCGGTATTAGCCTTGGTGAATCCTTACGTAATGTAGCCGAAGCATTTGGCAAGTTGTTTGCCACCCTAACGGATAGTGATGCCAAGGGATCTACAGACACACTTACAAACATTGCTAATGCGCTTAACAGTGTTGCTAATGGCATTAACTCTGTTGCCAATGCCTACAAGAAAGCCAAAGACATTGGCGGCGCGGTATTAGAGTTTCTTATTATCAACCCGGGCGAGGGTCCAAAGTTTGCTGACTCACGCTTAGGCAAGGCACTTGGTTACACGTCAAGAGCTGCTGGAGGCCCTGTAGGGGCTGGTCAGCTGACAAGGGTGGGTGAATTTGGACCTGAATTATTTGTACCAAATGGTGTCTCTGGTTCAATTAGACCGGACAATGGCGGTGGCGTAACCATAGTCATGAATGGTGTCATTGATGGTGAGTCTGCTCGCCGTAGCATTGAGCGCCTATTACAAGACTCCTCACGCCGTACAGGCGCTATTAACCTCGTAGGGGCAACACTGTGACGGTTGCTTACGATCCGTATCCAACAGTTACTTTTGCTGGCGGTACAACCTACGCGGATAACACGATTTCATCTATCTCAATCCGCATGGGTCGCAATGACGTGACCACACAGCCACAGCCCGGCTTTGCCTCAATTAGCCTTTGGACAGATGCCAGCGAGCCATTAAACATTGCATTAAGCCAACAAGTATCAGTGTCAATTAACAAGGGAACATCAGGCACACAAGAAATCTTTGCTGGCATTATTTCTGACATTGACATTAGCCTGCAGGCTTATGGATCAGATGGCTCAATAGCCATTTACACCATTACAGCCGTTGGCCCTTTGTCGCAGCTAAACCGTCACTTAGTCGGCGGTAGCAACTATGCTAAAGAGTTTGACGGAACACGTATCCTTAACATTCTTAGTGAGGCCTTTTTACAATCGTGGTCTGATGTTGGGGCAACTATTACTTGGGATGGTTTGCCTAGCGAAACAACTTGGGCTAGTTATGATGCAACTAATGTGGCTTTGGTTGATAACCTAACTGCCAATGTTGATGTGCCGGGTGTTTATGAATTAATGGCTTACAACGATGGTGAGGCTGATGCTTATACTCTTGCCGTCAATGCAGCCAACTCTGGGCGCGGTGTGCTTTGGGAGGGTGGCGATGGTGATCTGCATTATGACGATTACGCCAGCCGAGCCAGCGCAAGCCCATTAACTATCACAGCTGATGACATTCTTGCCCAAGGCTTACGCACACAAGCCCAATGGGGCGAAATCGTAAATGATGTAAATGTTACATGGCGTTCAGGTACAGAAAATGCACGTGATGAAAACTCCATCATCCAGTATGGCCAATTATCTGGAACTCGTACTACTCAACTGCACAATGCAGCTGATGCTTTGAGTCAAGCCAACGACTTTCTAGAGTCTCGGGCATACCCAAGAATGTACCCAGAAACAATCACAATACCTTTACACTCACCTACCGTTACAGATGCCACTAGGGATGCCCTAGCAGCCGTTTACAACGGGCTAAGGGTAAACACCAGCGCACTACCAGCAGTCTTTGGAACAACCTTTGACGGCTTTGTAGAGGGCTACACATGGAACTTGACCAGATACACCGCCGAACTTGCCCTGACCTGCTCGGCATACTCTGAAACTTATTTGAGTATTATCTGGGATCAAATACCACCAACCACAACTTGGGCAGGTTATACTCCAAGTACACAAGAATGGGATGATTTATAATGGCAACAACCACTAATTACTCGTGGACAACACCTGACAACACTGCGTATGTCAAGGATGGCGCATCAGCCATTCGTACACTTGGCAGCTCGGTTGATACAAGTTTATTCAGTATTACAAACGGCAGGAATGTCGGTCACAGCATGGTGGCAAATGCAACTTTTAGTGGCGCAACAACTTACAGCGCCAATAACGTATTCAGCGCGGCTTTTGACAATTATTTAGTAGTTTTAAGCGGTATAAGTGTTGCAAGTCTTGGCAATATTGAAATGAGATTACGAGTTAGTGGCACAGATAACTCATCAAGTAATTATCGTTATGGTCGAATCTACATTGGTGCTCTTGGTTCACAAGCCCTAGGCGGTACTGATGCAACTACAGCAACAACATGGCCAGTGGTTCAGGCAGCATCAAGTTTGACCAACAACTCTGCAACTTTTGAAATTAAAGGCCCATTTTTAACCGCGAATACGAGTTACAGTAGTTTTGGTTCAGGAAATCTGTTAGACATAAACGCTGGGTCAATGACTGTCAGCACTTCTTATACTGGATTTACTTTGCAAAACTCATCAGGTGGCAATATTTCTGGAACTGTACGTATTTATGGACTAAGGAACACATTATGAGCGATTATGTAGCAGTAGAATTTGACGCCTTAACAGGTGAAACAATACAAAGAGAATTTACAGCTGACGAAATTAAACAACATAAGGCGGATGTAGCCAGCAATAAAAAAAGAGAAGCAGAAATCGAATCAAAAGCAACTGCTAGAAAGTCAGCACTTGCAAAACTTGCCGAACTTGGTTTAACCGAAGCAGAAATCGCAGCTCTGTAATGTCATTTTTAACATGGTTTGCACATAGCCCAATTGCCTCATTTGTAAAGGTATTTGGCGCAGGTGTGCTTGGTTGGTTGCTTGTAAATGCAGACACTTTAGGCATTCACCCGGCACTAACCATTGGCCTTGTATCAGCATTACCGATCATTATTAACTGGCTTAATCCAGAGTATGACAACTATGGCAGGGCCAACTTAGATGAAACCGATTAGATTAGGCATTGTCACATTTCCTTACGGGGCTAAATACAAGACTGGTGCAATACACAAGGGCATTGATTACCGAGCATCCGAAGGAACATCTGTCTACGCAGCTGTAGGTG